TGGTGATGATGGCAGTACGGCAAAATTTGTGATTAACTAGCTATAGAATTATAAAATGTGATACTATTAAAAGAGGATATTAGAATAATTTTAAAAACCCAGTAAACACGTGGTTTACTGGGTTTTCATTTGCTTAAAATTATCAAAAATCGTTACATTTCGTTACGGTAGCTCACCCGTGGCTCACCCTTAATTAGGTCATCGTAGGTCGGTAATTTATTCACCGCCTCTACATATTGATTCGTAGTCTTATGCGTGTAAATGTCTTGTGTGATATTGCTGGCAGTGGAGTGGCCAACAATATGCTTAACAATAATTTCCGGAATTTCTGCATTACTGCACAGGGTGATAAACGTGTGTCTCGTATCGTGCGGTACATGTTCGCCCAAGTTGAGTTCTTGGCATATTTTAGTAAAATGAGTACGATATATGGTCTTACTAGGAGATTTAAATAACCTATTGGAGCGTTTGAATAGCGCTTCGTTGTAGAATGCCGATACAATAGGGTAAATACATTCCGCTATTGGTATGATTCTACGTTTACCTGCGTCCGTTTTAGATCCCCCAATCATGTATCGTTCTTTTAGATGCACATCCTCGATTTTAATACCGTATAATTCAGAAATTCTGAGTCCTGTGTAAATATAAAGTAGCAATATTTGAGCCGTACGCTCGTTTTTATGCTCCCATAGTGTACTTATATGGCTCGGAGTAAAAACTTTCGCTATGCGTGTACTAGGGGCATTTTTTGAGATTATAATATCGCGCATATAATTCTTTGTTAACACTTCATGCTTTATTCCGACATTCATCACACGAACCAAGATAGCTTTGACTGATTGAAGATAGGATTGCTTCCGGGTCGGGTCATCAAAGAATGATTGAACATGGGGAACACGTAAGGTAGTAACATCTTGTGATAAGAGATGCGCAAAGTGGTCCCGCACAATTTCAATATGTTGGATACGCCCTTTAGATAACCCTTGACGCTTTGACTCGTCAATCGTCCAATCGAATACTTGGCCAAAGGTAGTCATCTTACGTTCTGCAAAGGCATCTGGGTTACTCGCAAATTGTGCGAGCGCCTGGTACGCATCGGCTTGCTTAGTAAAAGTGCCGAGTGAACGCTTAATCGGTTTCCCTTCAGTAGTCCACCCAACTGTGATAACAGCCCGGTAAGGCTTACGAAGGTTTTTATGTTTCATTTTATATACGGATCCTGTTCCGTTGGCACGTTTCATGGCCATAATCTCATATCCTTCCTATAATTAAGCCCCTATCTGAGCAGTATCGGATAGGGGCTTTACTTTTATTTAAATTGAATCTGTTTAGCCTCTCCGTTGAGGTAGTAGGTTACGGTCGGTTTATTCGCATTGATGTAATCAACGAGGCCTGGCTGAACCTGTGCCACGTATATGGTGTGGTAGAAGAACGATTCAGGGAATATATCGAATCGGTGTGCAGGCGGTACGGTCTGCACAATCTGCCATCGCGCCTGTACAGACTTCCCATTAGGGAAGGTAAGGGTAGAGTTCTCTCCGCCCTGGGCTGATGTGAGTGTCCAGTCCTCAAGGACTACACTGGTTACGGTGTGACCGAGCACGGACTCATTTCTAAACTCGATGGACGGCTTAGGCCATAGCGCGAATAGGGCTACTCCACAGATAACTATTGCACTAATTAATACAATCAAAATGCGTTTGACAATCATTATACTAACCTCCCGAAGTTAAATAATGTGATGATAAAAGTCGATTCCGTCGATGTCACCATCATCAATTTGAGACATCCTAACCATACGCTCAACTAAATTAACGTGATGATCCACATAAAAGTCATCACGGATAATGTGACTTAACTCATGCTTTATTTCCTCCCTCATGCGTTCATGGGGAAGATTTTTATTAATGTAGATATTATGAGTGTCTACATCTTCTGATTCTTCAGAAACTGCTTTGGCATTTGGTAAGTCACAATAGATAAGGTTAATAACCAATACTACCACTCTCCCTTGTGTGTATTACTTATGTTTAGATTTTAAGAACTCTATGTATTTGACGGTTTCTTCCATTTCCTCTTTAGTAATATCTTTTGCTGCAGAAAAGAGCATGCGCGCACCGGGACGTGTACGTAGGTACTCCGCAAATTCTGCTGCTTCCGCATCAGAATAATATCCGTCCTCAACATGCTTCTCTACTAATTGAGATTTAGGAACCCCGAAATAATTCGCCATCATCTCTATTTTATCAATTCTAGGATAGGTGTTACCTTTAACCCAATCTGTAAAGGTCGTGTATTTAAAGCCCAAGTCAGCACAGATTTTATTTCGGTCTATTCCTCGGCTATCCATTAAGCGTTGAATATTTTCAGCCATAATGGCCTTATTACCTAAATCACTCATGTTGAAATCCTCTCGAATTAATATCGTTAATATACTTATATATTACGGTATTCACGTAAAAAAATCAATATTTTACGGAAATTTTACAATATTTTATGATTAATTTATGGACATTACGGTTTATCCGTACTACAATGATAACTGTAAACAGGAACTATACATCAGAAAGGAGGTAGCCCATGAAGTACACGTTGAAGATGTTGAGGGCATCGAGAAACTGGTCCCAGGTAACAGCGGCAACGCATGTTGGCGTATCAGTTGACACCTGGGGGAACTGGGAGCGTAAGCGTTCATTTCCGGACGTGCCACACATTAAGAAGATTCAAGAGGTGTTCAATGTGGCATATGATGACATTATTTTTTTATAGTGTATTACGGTTAAACCGTTACGGAATGTTAAGATTCTATCCAAATACAGGAGGTAAAACTATGAACAATGAAAAAGATGATCGTATCATCATCGAGCATTTACACGTCCAGCAGATTCATCGAACCGCTAAGATTGACCTCTGGTTCAACCGAATCCTTGGATTGTTGTCCTTTATAACGTTAGTCGTTGCCATCATCTACTTTGCAACGGTGCTAATCCTACTATGAACCCCACCATTACAGTGAAACAAATGGCTAGCGTTTTAGGCCTAACCCTTACAGCGGTTAGAGAGGGCATCGCTAACAACCATTACAAAGCCTTCGCCTATTGTTACGGCAAAGGTAAGAAACGAACCTTCGTCATTGACCGGTTCGGATTTGAAACATACCTGGCTCGAACAGGGAGAAGTGAAGAGTACATCAAGGAGGCATTTAATCATGCATGCATTTCTTAAATTAGTAGCCGGATTAATCCTCATGGGCTCCGTTGGTAGCCTCGAGATTGACCGCATAGGCTTTACTCAGTATTTTGTGCAATGCGCCTTGGGAGTGGCCTTATGGATTGTGGCCGAGCAAGGTCAAACAATCAGACGGCTCAAAAGGAGACAACGATGAGGCGGAAACCAGTCATCCCGATGATGCGGCTCAAGAACAGTTTCGACCTTAAGAAACTGATCTACGGTAACACGCCATATGGGTTATGTAGTTTCGCTGAAGTTATCGGTGTAAATCCGATGACCCTGGTCAAAATATCTAAGCACTTACCGGTGAGGATTTGCACGGCCAGGTTAGTCGCTAAAGGACTTGGCCAACGAATCGACTTCTTATTTGAACAGTGTTCGATTCAACAAAAGACCTGGGGCAATCGATTTGGATACCGCATGAAGCCAGAAGTGTTCCGTAAGGTGCTAGCTGATAAGGGCTTATCCATTCAAGACGTCGCTGAGATGTGCGGGATGCACTATGCAACCCTATACAGCCACCTCAAAGGCACCAATAAGTCGATGTCCTTTAGGAAGGCGGTTATCTTAGCGGATAAGTTAAGTATCGATATCGGATTGTTATTTGACTTTAGCCAGTATTAAGTGAGGCAATCCTCACATGGGCAATGATGGCCAATTGGTACGGAGCCCTAGTAGTATATTTTGCAATTTAACAGAAAGGAGGTTCCTATGCAGAACCCTACAAAGAACAACGTACGGACCTTTGTCAGAAGTCTGTACAACGCTCGGCTCTTGGAACAAACAGAAGCGGAAAGCGTAGCGCTCGAATCACACTACATTAGCCTTGAAGCTGACGGACGTGTAGCAGCTGCTGAAGCGTTCCACAAAGTCATTAACGGCTTACGTGAAGCGCGGAAAGGTGCCCAAGGTTTGGAAGAACTTGGCTACGGTACACTAGCGAATAAGCTTGTACCTGATGCGGATAACTTCATCAAACGTATGTGTAAACCACTCCACGAATGGTGGTATGACAATCTCGATGTTAATTCCGAGAAGGGCCAAAAGTGGCGTGCAGTCCTTGAAGTGGCCAAGCCTTACGAAATTGAGATTCGTAAGCTGAAGTCCGCACGGAATGCATTGAATAGCATTATCGATCGTTCGGCGTCAGGCAAGCAAGCCGTAGTCGAGCTTAAGAAATTTGGATTCGACTATGACACCTGGGCACATGCACAAGTTGATATCGGCGGTCCTTCTGACTTCGATATTCTTAAACGCCCAAAAGAAAATGACCGCATCAGTACTGGAACTACTGACACGGCCACATCAAAATAATTTTGACACTTATATTATACGAGGTATTTGAACTATGAACAAGAAAGTAATTGTTTCCACGCTCGGAATAACCGCGCTAGCGGTTAACGTGTTCGCACAAGGTAGTAATTTAGGCCCTAATGGCACCGCTAATGGTGACGCAAGCCTTATTATTGGTACGAATAATACAACCACTACAAACGCTACATCCGCCTTCATCGCGGGCACTCAAAATACAGTATCTGCTCCAAACGGCATTGCCTTTGGTACGAATAACACGGTTTCCGGCGAAAATGGTTTCGCCGGTGGTAACGATGCCAAAGCATCCGGCCGGAATAGTTTTGCATTCGGCTCTCACGCCGAAAGCTTGGTGGAATACACCATCGCTATTGGTAACCAGGCTAGAACGGCGTCATATGATAGCGTTGCTATCGGTAATGGCGCGTTTGTATCTGGTGAATCTAGTGTGGCCTTTGGCCGTTCCAACAATGTGACTGGAGAAAACTCCGTCGCGGTTGGCGCTAATAATGGCACAGTAGCAAGTGGCCAGTCCGCCGTAGTTGGCTACAACAACAAAATTGGTTCCCAAAAGGAGCAACTAGTATTCGGTTCTAATTCCGAGTCTAGTGGCCAGGGTGCCTTAGTATTCGGCACGCATGCCAAATCATTAGCCACTGATGCCGTTGCATTCGGTAATAATACAATTGCTGACCGTGCCAACGCCGTTGCTATCGGCACCAACTCGGTGACCGATGACGCGGTAGGCGTTGACGGTGTAGACCTTAATGGAACACGTCACATCTTCGCCGGTGAACAACCAGGCGCAGTCGTATCCTTCGGCTCCAAAGCTCGCACAGGTGCAGGTGGCGTGGCTCAATATAACAGGCAGTTGCAGAACGTGAGCGCAGGTAGAGTTGAAGCGGACAGTTTAGACGCCGTCAACGGCTCCCAGTTATACGCTGCGTACGATGAAATCAACACCATCGGTGCAAAGGTGCGTACTAATACCGCTGATATCAGTACACTTCAAGGTACATCTGCTAACCATGAAGGCCGAATTACGGCGCTTGAACAACGCACCTATAACATGGCCGGTGAAATCAATAACCGCATCAACGCAACGGACCAACGTGTTAATCGTTTAGGCGCATCTAGCGCAGCGTTATCCGGATTGCATCCGCTTGACTTTAATCGTAATGATAAGGTCAGCTACGCTATAAGTTACGGTCATTACCGTAACAGCAACGCCGTAGCACTTGGAGCGTTTATCCGTCCAAATGAACGATTGATGATTGGTGTAGGTGCTACTTTAGGCGGTGAAAACCAGTACACCATTAATCTTGCATTTAAGACCGGTAAAGGCTCTGATTACATCGCTGAGGCTAAGGATGCACAAAGCCGTATCAGCAAGTTAGAACGCTTAGTGGATGAGTTAACGCAAGAAGTTGCTGCGCAACGTCGTATTTAGGAGGTTACTATGAAGAAGAACGCACCCTACACGCTCAATATCGATATGTCCTTATCCGAAGATATGAATACGCTCGCATGTAAAAGCGTAGCATCTGTCCAATCTGAAATCGTGCTGGCCTCGATGCTTGCTGGTGCAGTTGTTGCTATGGCTCATGACCTTAGTATTGACCCGCACAAGTTTGCGGAAGCCGTATGCGGTACGATTATGGAATTTATCGATAAGCCGGGCTTTACCTCGCCAAGTCAAAAACTATCTTAGAGGTGATGCAAATGGCTCGGAAAAATAGAAGAAAACGGATATTGAAAGATACTGCAATAGAGCAGTTAATTTTGCCTGAGACAAGTAAAACCGCTCCGCCTAGTCCGTGGGATGTTAGAAGCTCCCTAAGAGAACAATCTAAACGTGAAAAGATTGTTACGGAGCGACTTAATAGGATTGATACCTGGGTGTCTAGAGCATGCCAAGTCGTATTCATCATCTTAGGTGTTTGTGTTCTCATGCTGTTACACTTTCACGGCATTATTTAGATATTAACTAGAAAGGATTTTCTCATGATCAGAATCACTTTTGAAGCAAAAAACTATGTATCCCTTTGGGAAGAACTTAAATTGTTCCTCAGCTACAGTAATATACCTACGACGGAAGAACCGCCCACAGCTCCTGTGGTACCCGCCACAGTCCAAGCTCCGCCAGTGGCTCCAGTCGCTCAACCTACTCCAGTAGCACCTGTGGTACCGACATCCGTGTCGGTACCAACGACTCCAGAACCACCGCAAGCACCACCTACACCGGCTGTACCTGTAGCACCGGTTAAGGAATATACCTTGGAAGAAATTCAAGTGGCATTGCAACCATTAATGGATGCAGGCCGGACGAATGAAATCGTTGGCTTAATGCAAAAATACAAAGTGGCAAGCCTTCCTGAACTTCCAAAGGATCAATTCCCTAATCTCGTAGTTGACCTTCGCAACATGGGGGCTCGAATCTAATGGCTAGCCATGCGCTACTAAGCGCATCAAGTTCCCATAGGTGGCTACATTGTACGGGGGCGCCTCGTTTAGAGGCGACCTTCCCTGATACTACATCAGAATATGCAAAGGAAGGAACCCTCGCGCATGAACTATGCGAATTGAAACTTAAGAAATACACTACCGCAATGGCCAAAGGTACTTACACGAGAGCCTATAACAAAATCAAAAAGAATGAGTTATGGGCACCTGAGATGGACGAAACTACAGACGTGTATCTCGAATACATCAAGTCCATCATGTTAAGTTACAAGGTCGCTCCTGTAGTCGTCATCGAAAAGCGTGTTGACTTTAGCCAGTATGTACCTGAAGGCTTTGGTACTGCGGACTGCATCATATTAGCCGGTGATACGCTCCACATCATCGATTATAAGCACGGCAAAGGTGTTGTAGTTGATGCGGATCACAATCCACAGATGATGTTATACGCCATTGGCGCGATGCACGATTACAGTCTCTTATATAAGTTCAACACTATCAAGATGACCATTGTACAGCCTCGTGTTAACAACATTTCAGAGTTTGAAATGTCCTCCGATGAGCTTCGTAAATGGGGTGAGGAGGTAGTCGCGCCAAAGGCTAAGGAGGCCTACGAAATGGAAGGTCACACCTTTGAGGCTGGCACCTGGTGTGGGTTCTGTAGAGCAAAGGCTCAATGCAGAACACGATGTGAGCATTTCGATGCGATGCATGTGTTCACGAACCAAGACCCTCGTCTGATTAGCCTTGAAGAACTAGGCACCTACCTAGAACATGGCAAAGACATCGAATCCTGGTATAAGGACATCAAGGAATACGCTTTATCTGAATCCTTAGCCGGTGCAGAGGTACCGGGTTGGAAAGCAGTAGAGGGCAGAGGCTCCAGAGCGTTCCAAGATGGCGATACCGCCATTCAAACCCTTATCAATGGCGGGGTAGATGAATCTATCCTCTATGAACGTAAGGTTCTTACCTTGGCTCAAATCGAAAAGGCCATCGGTAAGAAAGAATTTAATGAACTCGTAGGCGACCAGGTCGTTAAGAACCCTGGCAAACCTACTCTTGTAGTTGATACGGATAAGCGCCCACGTATCACCAACCAACCTAGTGCGGCGCAAGTATTTAATACCGATAATGGAGGTAACTAATTATGGCATTCCAATGCAAACCAACAGAAGTTCTTTTACAAAACGTACGTTTATCCTTTGTTCATTTACTTGAACCATACACAAACCCTAATAATTTCAGCGAAGCGAAGTACAGCGCTATGATCCTTGTACCTAAATCTGATACGGCACAAGTACAAGCTATCAATAACGCTATTACAGCAGCTATTGCCGATGCTCGTGTGAAACATGGCGCCAAAGTACCGGCTCAACCTAAAACACCTATCCACGATGGCGATGGATATACGCCAGGTGGCAAAGAATACGGCCCTGAATGTAAAGGTCACTACGTATTCAACGCGTCTCAATCCATGAAGTTCAAGCCTGAAGTAGTCGACCTTCAAGGTCAACCACTTACAGAACCTGGCCAAGTATATTCTGGCATGTATGCCAACGTGTTGGTTAACTTCTACTTCTACAATAACCAATCCTCTGGTATCTCCGCTGGCTTAGGCCCGGTACAAAAAGTACGTGATGGCGAACCTCTTGGCGGTGGCCAACCTGCATCTGCTGCATCCGTATTCTGTGCTCCGCAAGGAAGTGCAGCTAATGTATTCGGTGGTGCTGAAGCAGTGCAAGCTATCAACCCTGTAACTGGCCTTCCAATGTAATAGGTGGCCGTTATGCGCCATCTCAACATTGATATTGAAACATTCTCATCCAATGACATCGGCGCAGGGGTGTACAAATATGTCGAAGCGGAGGATTTCGAAATCCTCCTATTCGCATATGCGTATGACTTTGGCCAGGTTGAAGTTGTGGATCTAGCACAAGGTGAAACAATACCGGATGAGGTGATTGCAGACTTACAGAATCCGGATGTTATTAAACATGCCTATAATGCCCAATTTGAAATCACATGCTTGAACAAAGCCGGATATACGACTCCAATACGTCAATGGCACTGCACGATGATTCACGGTGCGTATTTAGGGTATCCTATGGGTCTTGCTAAGTTAGGCGTTGCCCTAGGTCTACCGCAAGATAAATTAAAGGATAAAGCTGGCAAGGCTTTAATCCGATATTTTAGTATTCCATGTAATCCGACCAAAACTAATGGTGGTCGAACTCGTAACCTTCCACATCATGAGCCTGAGAAATGGCGAACCTACGTCGAATACAATCGTCAAGACGTAGTGACTGAAATGGAATGTTATAAACGGCTTGCATCGTTCCCTGTACCAGATGAGACATGGAATGATTGGTACATCGATATTGAAATCAATAACCGTGGTGTACTTATCGACCATGACCTCGTCCTCGGAGCCCTTTGCATCGATGAAGAAAACACTAACATCCTTACTAAGGAAGCACAGGAAATTACACGCTTGGCCAATCCTAATTCGACGCAAGCACTCCTCAATTGGATTAACACCAATACAGGGGCAAACCTTCCTAATTTAACTAAGGATACCGTTGATGGCGCTCTCAAGAGTGATATTAATCAAGTGGCCAAACGCGTTCTTACGTTACGAAAAAAACTGGCCAAGTCGTCTGTATCAAAGTACGTCAAGATGGAAGAGTCCTGGGGCTCAGATTATCGCCTCAGAGGCGTGTTACAGTTCTACGGAGCCAACCGTACTGGGCGATGGGCAGGACGGCTGATACAAGTTCAAAACCTACCAAGAAACTACATCGAAACGCTTGATGTCGCACGTTCCCTCGTGACACATCGTAATCGTGTAGGGCTCGAACTCTTATATGGTGATGTAGCTGATACGCTCTCACAATTAATCCGTACGGCTATTATCGCCCCAGAGGGTAAGACATTATGCGTGGCTGACTTCTCCGCCATTGAAGCTAGGGTTATCGCCTGGCTAAGTGGTGAGCAGTGGCGTCAACAGGTATTCGCCCATGATGGTGATATCTACTGCGCCTCGGCGTCCTCGATGTTTGGCGTTCCGGTCGTGAAACACGGTGAAAACGGACACCTTCGCCAAAAGGGAAAGGTCGCGGAATTAGCCCTTGGCTATCAAGGTGGCGTTAATGCTTTAAAGGCTATGGGCGCCCTTGACATGGGGCTATCCGAAGAAGAACTTCCGGACATTGTAAGGTTATGGCGTGAAGCTTCACCACGTATTCGTGACTTATGGTATCAAGTCGAAAACGCTGCGGTGTACACGGTAACCACAGGCAACCCTATGGGCCTTGACCACGGCATTATATTTCGATTAGAAATTGATCCGATATACGGCTATCGCTACATGACGATTGAACTACCAAGCGGTAGGAAGCTATTCTACCCAGGGGCGTATATCAAGGAAAACCAATTCGGTAAGGACGCCGTCCATTTCAAGGCGCAATTCAACAACGCCTGGGTGGACGATAGTACATACGGTGGCAAGTTAGTCGAAAACATTACACAAGCCGTGGCTCGTGACTGCCTGGCAGTTACGTTGAGACGCTTGACGATGGCAGGGTATCCAATTACTATGCACATCCATGATGAAGCGGTTATGGAAATCCCTTCCGAGGATAAGGAGAAAGCCCTTGATAAGGTTAACGCTTTATTTGGGGCTCCGATTCCCTGGGCTGAAGGGTTACACCTATCGGCCGCCGGATTCACCAGTGATTATTATATGAAGGATTAGAAAGGGCGTTGGCCATATGTTTAATGATAAAAAACTAATAATTAGTGTAGGCCAAAGTCGCACATCTAAACAATGGATTCAAACGGAGCTGATGTGGTCCGAGTTTATCGAACGACTTCGTACACCACAACGCACAACGGAAACCGTTGAGCAGTATCATCAGCTACCTAAGCCCGCACAGGCTAAACTGAAGGACATCGGTGGTTTCGTCGGTGGTAGCTTAATCGGTCTCCAACGTAAGGCGATTAATGTCACAGGCCGTGACCTTATCACCCTTGACCTCGACGCCATTGAGCCTGGCCAAACGGATAATGTAGTGCGTACAGTGGACACGTTAGGTATGGCGTACGTCGTGTACAGTACTCGTTCACACACACCACACCGACCACGGTTACGGGTAGTCATTCCAACTGACCGCACCATGACCCCTGATGAGTACGAGCCTATCGCTCGTAAGGTGGCCAGTTTAATCGGCATCGGCATGATGGACTCGACTACGTTCGAAGCCTCGAGGCTCATGTACTGGCCAGGATGTTCAAGTGATGCACAGTATGTGTTCCAATATGCGGATAAGCCGTTCTTATCTGCAGACGGCATCCTAGCGGAGTACACCGATTGGCGTGATGTGGCGTCATGGCCACAGGTACCAGGTTCTGAGACATCGGTTAGAGTGAAACAGCTTCTTACGAAGCAACAGGACCCGTTATCTAAGCATGGTATCGTAGGCGCCTTTTGTCGGCAGTATGGTATCCGTGAAGCAATCGATACGTTCCTACCTAACGCGTACACATACGTTGATGGCTCCAACGACCGCCTAACATACGTCGAAGGTTCTACCATCGGCGGTGCTGTAATTTACGATGATGATAAGTTTTTATACTCACATCACAATACGGATCCGTGCGGTGGCCAACTCGTGAACGCCTTTGACCTGGTTCGACTTCATAAGTTCCACGACCTCGACGAGACGGCCAAGGACGGCACACCACCCCATAAGATGCCATCGTTCCTGGCGATGAGTAAGCTAGCCTTTGAGGACTCAGAGGTGGCCATCAGTATCCAACAGGAACGTGCACGTGAGTCCGCTACGAACGTGTTCCAAGAATCGATAAGTAATTCTAATACTACCGATGTAACCGACCTTGACGCTAACGCTATGCTCGAGACTGAATGGATGAAGTCCGCCGGCCTCAAATATAACGAGAATCAAGGGCTTAAAAAGACACGTGATAATATTCTTAAACTATTAACGCATGACCCGGCCATCAAGGGACGTATCGCATACGATAAGTTCGGTAGTCGGTATATGGCAATGGGCGCCTTACCATGGGCGTTATCAGAACATGGTAAACGCATATGGACTGACACCGATGATAGTGGAATCCAGTGGTACCTTGAAAACCGCTTCGATATCACTGGCAAAGATAAGGTTCTTGATAGTGTGCTATTAATTGCGAAACAAAACTCATTCAACCCAGTGACGGATTATTTAGATAGTCTCACCTGGGACGGTGTGGAGCGATTAGACACAATCTTCATCGATTACCTAGGGGCAGAGGATAACGTGTATACCCGTGCGGCAGGTCGTAAGGCCTTCGTAGCTGCGGTCGCACGTGCCTACGAGCCAGGGTGTAAATATGACACGATGCCAGTATTAGTCGGTGCCCAGGGGATAGGGAAATCATCTCTTATACGTCTCATGGGCAAAGATTGGTACGCTGATGGGCTAAATACCTTTGATGGTAAGGAAGCTGCTGAAAGCATCCAAAATAGTTGGCTAGTTGAAGGCGGTGAAATGACCGGATACTCTAAATCGGAAGATAATGCGTCGAAACAATTCTTATCACGCCAGGTCGACGTATTCCGTAAGGCGTATGGTCGACGCACCGAAGAATATCCCCGTCAATGCGTGTTCTTTGGTTCCACTAACCAACACGAGTTCTTAAAGGACATTACAGGCAACCGCAGATTCTGGCCGATACAACTTGGTTTAAAGAAATCAACGAAAAACGTATTTAAGAATTTACCTAGCGAAGTGGATCAGCTGTGGGCGGAAGCCAAAGCTAGATACCGCCAAGGGGAAAGCTTAATTATTGAAGATAATGAGGAAGTGCTTCGCCTTGCAAATGTAGCACGTGAAAGCCATATGGAAGGAAACGCTAAAGCAGGTGTGGTAGCTGAGTTCTTGAAACAGAAAGTACCTGAGAACTGGAGTACGATGTCGCCTAAAGCGCGCGATATGTTTATGTCAGGCACACATGCGGTACCTGGACAGGTGCTAGTATTCCGTGACAGGGTATGCGCTGCAGAAGTATGGGTTGAATGTTTTGGACGTCCATTATCTTGGATGAAGAAGTCGGACAGCCGAGAGCTTAATCAAATTTTAGACAACATTCCATTCTTAATGAGGTTTGATTCGATGAAAAAATTTGGGCCTTATGGAGCCCAAAGAGGATTCTCAATTATACCCGGATTGATGTAATTTTCGAAGGTAACATTCCTGAAAATACCCCCATATTCTCAAAAAGAATGTTACCTGAGAATGTTACTATGTTACCCGAATGTTACCCGAATGTTACCTAGAATGTTACCCTAACAAACCTAGTATTTATCTATATTTATAGTACTTATTATATATAAAGGTAACATTTATATATATATGTAGTAGAAATATATATATTTAAGTACGTTATAGGGGTTAAACGGGGTTAAATGGGGTATGTATCTATATGTAAAGAAAAAAAGTGTAACTTTGTTACCTTGCGTAAATGATAATCTCAAAATGGAGGTGTGATAGATGCTTGAAAAACTAGTCGAACAGAAATTGGTTCGGGGTGTTAGAGAGCTGGGCGGTAAGGCATACAAGTTCGTATCGCCTGGCAACGTCGGAGTGCCTGATCGGATTGTAATATGGCCGGACGGTACCGTTCAATTCGTAGAGCTTAAAACGACACGAGGTCGATTAAGCCAACTACAGGATGTGCAGTGTAAGAAACTATTGAGCCTACTGCAGACCGTTTACATCCTATACGGCCCTGAAGCCGTTAAGGACTACCTAACGAATGAAGGTGGTATTCATGGCGAGAGTTCCGTGTAAGAACTGTACCAGGCGTACACCTGGATGCCATGGCATGTGTTCCGACTATAGCTTGTACAAAGTTCTTAGTAAGTACGAGAAACTTCAGGAACACGATAACACAGATGTGCAGTCATACATCATGACGAATGTGCGAAAGATTCGTCATAAGATGCAAAAGGCAAAATATGGATGCACAGTTAAGGATTAGGAGGTGATGCCGTATGATATTCAAACCACATCCCTATCAAGATTACTGTATATCACGAGTGATTAAGCAACAAAAGATAGGACTGTTCTTGGATATGGGTTGAATGGTCTAGGAAAAACCATCATAACTCTATCCGCTATATACCAGTTGAAATACAACTACTTCCAGGTTAAGAAGGTGCTTATCATAGCGCCTAAGAAGGTAGCGGAAGCAACCTGGCAACGTGAAGCAGCCAAATGGGACGGCGTTGGTATTCTTAGGATATCCACCGTATTAGGCCCCCTAAAGAAACGCGTACAAGCGCTAAATACACCGGCAGATATCTACATCATCAATCGCGAGAATGTATCGTGGCTGGTTAGCTACTATAAGAACGCCTGGCCATTCGATATGGTGGTAGTCGATGAATCGAGTTCCTTTAAATCCCATCGAGCTAAACGATTCAAGGACTTATCAAACATGTACAACCATATCAACCGAATGGTGCTGTTAACCGGCACACCATCACCGAATGGGTTGATTGACCTATGGGCCCAGGTCTACTTATTAGACCGTGGCCAAACATTAGGTAAGACATACACCGCATTTAGGGAACATTATTTTGACCCGGACCAACGTGGCCGTGATGTGATATATAGCTACAAGCCAAAGGCGAATACAGATGATGCGATTATGTCAGCCATAGCCCCATTATGTATCTCGATGAAGGCTAGTGATTACTTAGACCTACCACCGATTGTGTATGATACGGTGCCGGTGGTGTTAGACGTTAAGGCGAAGAAAGCCTATGAAAGCATGGAACGTGATGCCGTCCTTGAAGTATTTGGAGCGGATGAGGAAATCACCGCCATGAGTGCGGCCGCATTATCCAATAAACTCCAACAGTTGGCTAACGGTGCCGTGTATGATGATGAACGTAATGTCCATGAAATCCATGATTGCAAGATAGAAGCCTTCATGGAGCTTATCGAACAACTACACGGCAAGCCGGCGTTAGTGTTCTACAACTTTAAGCATGATTGTGCCAGGTTAAAGGAAGCCTTAGCAAAAACGGATCTGCGTGTACGGGAATTAAAAGGTGCTGATGAAGAGTTTGATTGGAACGCCGGCAAGATTGACGTACTACTAGCGCATCCTGCATCAACTGCCTATGGTCTAAACCTACAAGATGGCGGTAATCATGTAATATGGTTCGGGCTTAATTGGAGCCTAGAGCTATATCAACAGGCGAATAAGCGTTTGCATCGTCAAGGACAAAACGAAAAGGTAATCATCCATCACCTTATATCCGTAGGTACACGGGATGAGGACATGATGGAAGCACTAGAGAAGAAAGACGAAGCACAAGAATATGTCCTTCAGTCATTGAAGGCACGGATTGATAAATATGTGAAAGGATAACAAGATGAGCAGAATATGTAAGACTTGTGGAAGCCTATTCAAGGCTACCGGTAACGAACAAGAGTGTCCTACCTGTAAGGAAGGGTTCAACGATATCATGAGTATCATTAATGGCAAAGACAGAACGGATACAGTAAAAGACAGTAAAAAGACAGAAGCGCCACCTGCTACACCAGAGTCATCACCTAAGATGACTACCTGTAAGGTGTGTGGTAAGGAGTTCGAACAAACTGGTAAAGGTCGACCTGCTGTCAATTGTCCGGAATGTCGAGAGACTTTGAAACATGAATCAAAGGCAACGGCTAAGGTAAGACATTTTGAGCCTGAGACTAAAGCAAAGCCAACAGTATCTGTAGCGACGGATGAGGATAAAGCTAAGCAGTATGGTAAGATTGAGGCTAAGCCAGTAGTAGCAGAAGCACCTACAATAGATGTACCTATTGTTGATGGTACGCTTAACGAGACGATGAACGATGCGGTACATCATCCATCGCATTACACATTGCCAGGTCTAACCATTGAAAGTGTTGACGTCATCCGTGCGGTGCTTACGCCAGAAGAGTTCAAAGGATGGTGTAAGGGTAACGCGTTAAAGTATTCCCTTCGAGCAGGTCGTAAGGATCCGGCGAAAGAAGTTCAGGACCTAGCAAAAGCAGGTGTGTTCTTAAGTTGGATTACCGGGGAGTAGCCTATGCATACCAGTGCAAGTTTCGAGAAACTGCTACACGACCACGGGCATTACCTGGATGACTTATACATCGTCACTGTTCGATATGTCAATTACTTGGAAGAACAGTATGAGATAGCATACGTACGAAGCGAAGAGGTCATCCGTGAATATAAGGAAGCAGGTAATGACCAGTTCGATGATAAGACGTATTCGTATCCTTGGTATCATGACGAGCGATGGGATGAAGCTACCGATACCTTGGAAGAGATAGAGGATGAAGTCGATGAGCTGTACAAGATTGTAGAAGGGATGGATTACATATGACACAGGATAGTATTGATAGGATGTGAACGTATGGGTAAACGTACGAGTAAGGGGACACATCCTGGAATAAGTAAACTGCAAAGGCTGATGGATAGTCATAGGCGATTAACTGACGTCGAGGCGCACTTGCAACGCCTGGAGCAAGAGGCACGAAGTGAGTACCCTATCACAGAAGAGCAACAGCTAAATCTCAAGACGGCGTATCGTGATTTGCTTGAAGAGTCAAGACGACTATCAAGGGAACGATATGAGCTATGGGCTATCATCCATCAAGTGCCGAGCGATTGTGAGCGTACGTTCCTTGAGTATCGCTACTACTTTGGCCTTGGCATGAAGGACGTTATTGAGGCAATGCACTACAGCGAGCCCCAGGTCTATCGGATAAGAAAGATGGCTGTCAAGTCTTTTTGCAAACTTTTTGAAAATTTCTAAAACATGATATGAAATGATAGTTGCACTTTGTGTTACCTTATGGGTGTGGATACGGAAACGAGCGCCGTGTCCACGCACTGTAGGGTAGTTCATAGTGATACCTTTCATGTACTTACACTTCTCTCCTGGGCAGTAGCCCAAACATGAAGCGAAGCATTGAGGGCTACGAACAACCGCGTAGTCCTTTTTGTTAGCTTTAACGAGAAAAGAAATACCCTAAATACATTTAAAATTATTTTTAAAATTTTTAAAACAAAAAGGTACTTCCTCGATGGAAAATCGCCGGTGGTCGCCTCCGCGCGATGTTTGTCCGCATGTGAAAAATTTTTTCAAGTAGAAAGTACCCTACCAATAGACACTTACGGAAGGAGGTCCAAAATGGCCACGGAAAGACCCAAAGTCAAGTTCGATGACAACGGCGAGATCATTGTCACTACAAAAGTGTTATGCCAAATATTGGACCTCGGTCCGGAAATGATATCACGCCACAATCGTGCAGGTATGCCGAAGGTGGCCACGGGGTGGTGGAACGTTCGCGAAGTTCTTGTATGGCTTGGCATGTCTAAGGACAAGGACGGAACGAAATCCGCTGCTCAAAGAAAGCTTGAAGCCGAAGCCGACTATAAGGAAGCCAAAGCGAAACGCGAAAAGCGAATGAACGAAGTTCTCGAAGGCCAGTATATTGCAGTCGAGGATGTAACTCGTGAATGGACTGGACGCGTTAACGAATTGAAATCATCCCTTGGGCTGTTACCTAAAGCGGTTAGCAAAGAATTTCCGGATGCAGAAACAAGGGTGATTGTAGAGAGGACGGTGAATGAGTGTGTCAACGAGTACCTCGAAAGCTACGCGCGCGACGGCGCCTACACGAAAGCGAAGAAAAGTTAATTCTAAAAATTCTAAGAATCCGAATAAACCATGTCATTACAATTCATCACACGATTCTAGTACATCGTTTACGTGGACAGCGCAAGAGCTCGCAGCTTTCAAGCCTCCGGAGCGGTACACCGTTTCCACATGGGCCGATAAGTTCAGAGTACTCCCAAGCACTAGTGCAGAACCCGGACCATGGCACACGCACCGCACTCCATATTTAAGAGAGCCTATGGATATGCTTAACAATGATTTGATTGAATCGATTGTACTGTGCTTTGGCGCACAGATTGGTAAGACTGAAGCTGAACTCAATATGATAGGGTTCGCACTGCATCAATCCAAGGCACCAGTAATGATGGTATATCCAACAGATATGCTGGCAAAGTTCAATAGTGAAAAACGTGTTCAGCCAATGATCACGAACACAGAACCTCTGGCCAACATGTACAACGAAAACGCAAGTTCAAAATTAGAACTCAACTTTAACACAGGGAACTACATGGTATTGTCCGGTGCTAACTCTCCATCGAGTCTAGCGTCAAGGGCTATCAAGTATGTGTTTTTCGATGAAGTTGATAAGTACCCGGTATTCTCCGGTAAGGAAGCCAATCCAATTAAGTTGGCGACGGAACGTACTAAGACGTTCGTTGATGCCAAACACGTGATGGTATCAACTCCAACAGTCGAAAACGGCAATATCTGGACAGCTTTTAAGCAAGCTCATGCACAGAAAGAGTATTACGTACCGTGCCCACACTGTGGTGAGTATCAAAAGCTCGTGTTCAAGCAGATTAAATGGCCCGATGAGGCTAAAGGCAATAGGGACCGCATCAGGGACACCGCCTATTATGAATGCGCGCACTGTAAGAAAGCGATACACGATAAGCACAAAATGGATATGCTCCGTAACGGAGAATGGCGAACCGAAAACGAACCCGATTGTCGAGTGCGTTCGGTTGGCTACCACTTATCGTCCTTGTATTCGCCATGGATAGCTTTTGGAAAAGTTGCGTACGAGTTTTTTACTTCAAAAGACTTCCCGGACCAGCTTATGAACTTTATCAATTCATGGCTAGCAGAACCTTGGCGAAGTGCTAAGACGAAAAGCACACAAACGCTACATTTCACGGAATCAACCTTTGAGCGTGGCGTAGTACCGGATAAGGCATCGCTACTTATCGCTAGTGTTGACGTACAACTTGACCACTTCTGGTGGGAGGTTAGGGCCTATGCGCCAGGCGTGAAGTCCTATCTCATCGACTATGGCCAAGCCAGTACATGGGATGACCTAGAGGAGATCATAGTCAACAGGGAATATCCAACAGAATACGGCGAACCTAGACAAGTGATGAAGGCGGGCATTGACTCAGGCTTCAGAACGGACGAGGTGTACCAATTCTGTGCAAGATTCCCTGAAATATGTATCCCGCTTAAAGGCTCGTCGAATCACAAGACACTGACGGCGCCGTACTCAATGTCAAGTGTTGAGAAGGGCGTTATTGGGGGCCTTAAATTGTACGTCCTTAATACGGACTACTGGAAGGACTTCATATTTGCACGGATGGTACGGCCAACTGATGAGGTCGGCACAATCCATCTGTTCAAGGATTGTCCACAGGAATATACCGACCATCTCAGGTCGGAAGAAAAACAAGAAATCCGCAATGTGAAAACGGGTGAAGTTACTGTGCAGTGGAAACCACTTACCGGGCATCCTACGAATCACTTGCTAGATACATGTACATACAATGCTGCAGTCGCAGACATTGCAGGGGTGAAGTATTTAACCGAACCCGAAGAATATGAAGAATCCAATTCCGTAACCGAGGATATCGACTATGGTGTAGGAATGGGTAATACGAACCATTGGTTTAGATAAGGAGGTGAACCATGAGCGATGTAAACGAACAATTGGACCGTATCCGTGAAGTCATCGAGGATATCGAAACAAAAGGATACTCCGAGTTACAGATTGGTGGTAAGCGGTTCAAAGCGATTGACCTTCCCGTGTTATATGCACGCGAACAAACGTTAATGCAACGTGTTCATGAGGAAGCAAATGGCTTCCAAAGTGATGCATACGTGACATGGGGTGGACGATGAATATCTTAGACAAGGTAATCGGTTGGGTTAGCCCTGAGAGGGCGCTTAATCGTATCGCAGCACGAGAGGCCATCCGCCAATATGATGCGGCGTCAATGGACCGATTGAGTAGCGACTGGCAACCTGCTTATGGCACCGCCGAGCAGTTGGCCACCGGTGCACGTGATCTTATTCGAGGTCGAGCTCGTGCAGCTGAAATGAACAGCGACTTAGCTGAGTCTGTAGTTACAGCACTGATCCGTAACGTCATTGGCGTTGGGATTAAGCCACAGGCGAAGGTAAGGAGCGGTAAAGGTAAGCTAAATACGAACCTTAACAACAAAATCGAAAAGGCTTGGGCAAAATGGACAGAGGCTGAAAATGCGGACGTCCGAGGTATGTCTAACTTTTACGAATTGCAGTCTATCGCACTACGGCGGATGCTCTATGATGGCGAGATTCTAGTCAACAAAACCGCACAAGGCGAATACCTTCCATTATCGATTCAATTGATTGAAGCGGAGAATATCGGGGCGGTTAGCTTACAACATGGTAAGAATAACATCATCAACGGCGTGGAGGTTAACGAATATGGGAGACCAGTTGCGTATCACGTATATCAAAGCGATCCAATGGGGTTACGCAGTTTCGACGCATTACGGCTAACTACTAACCAGGCGTTCTTATTATTCAAGCCGACTCGTACCTCTCAGCTTCGAGGGATGAGTCACCTGGCATTAGTCCTTCGCCGTATCCACGATATTGACGAATATATGGACGCAGACTTAATTGCTGCACGTGTATCCGCATGTTATAGCGCTTTCATTACCTCTCAAAATTCAGCACGTCAAACGGCGATGCTACCTAGGGATAGTAAAGGACGTCCTAATATGACCCTAGCACCAGGTATGGTTAGACACCTTAGCCCTGGTGAATCCATTGAATTTGCAGACCCTAAACGTAATGCAGGGACTGCAAGTGAATACTCGGCAACTCAGACACGGAGAATATCCTCCGGTCTAGGAATGAGCGCGGATATCGTGGCTCGTAATATATCAGGTAACTTCTCAGCAGCAAGGCAAAATCTGTTAGAGGACCAAAAGACCTTCCGACAATGGCAAACATTTGTTATCGCACACTTTTGCATGCCGATTTGGAAAGCCTTTATTGACGCATTATACCTAGCTGGTGAACTACCATCTGACTACTTGGCGAATAAGGACAAGTACCAGGAAGTATCCTGGCTCGCGCCAGGTTGGTCGTGGATAGACCCAGTTAAGGAAGTGTCCGCAAATAAGGAAGCCATCAAATCCGGCCTTACAACCTTAGAGGATGTGTGCGCAGCATCTGGGCGTGATTGGGAGGAAGTTCTTGAACAACGGAAACTCGAACAGGATAGAGCCAAGGAGCTTGGTGTGTTACTTGATTATTCTAGTGAGTTGCAACCATTGATGGACCCAGATAGTGACAATAACGTCCAACAATCACAGGAAGGAGCTGATGGCTAACAATGGACGAAAACGAAAAACGTAGCATTTATGGTAACTATTGCCGTGAATCTACGATTGACAAAGTCGACTCCGACAATCGGACGGTAGAACTTTCCTTCTCCTCCGAAACGCCATATGGCCGTTGGTTCGGCGATGAAATCCTTTGCCATGATGAAGAATGTATCAATCTCGATAGATTTAACGATGGCTTAGGCACCGTGCTATTTAACCATGATCGTGATGCGGTCGTGGGGCATATCGAAAAGGTGTGGATTGAAGATAATCGAGGTAAAGCGCTAGTACGCTTTGATGAAGATGAACAATCCGACGCCATATTCAAGAAAGTCCAATCCGGTACGCTTCAAGGTGTTAGCGTTGGATACTCTATTAAACGCTATGAAGTGCTTGATGAGAAAGATTCTGTATCCAGTAATGGCAGATTCAAAGGGCCGGACACATATGTAGTAACGGATTGGGAACCTTTAGAAATCAGCATTGTATCCGTACCTGCAGACCCTACGGTCGGCGTAGGTCGCAGTGCAGATGATATTCAAGTTCATACAATTATTGACACACAGGAGGAAAACAAAGGTATGGATGAAAAAGAAAAATTAACTGAAACTCCAGAAGTGAAATCCGCTCCAGTTGAAGGCGGTATCACAAAAGATGAATTGGCGAAAGCTATGGAAGAAGAACGTAAACGTACTTCCGAAATTACAGCTATGTTCCGCGACTTCGACGTTGAAGGCGCAGACGAAGCAATCGTATTGGGCAAATCCGTTGACGAAGCGCGTGCAATGGTTATGGATCAATTGCGCGCACGTAACGCAGGCGTATCCGTTAAAATGGGCGAATCTGAATCCGATAAATTCCGTGCAGCTGCACAAGATGCAGTATTAATGGCGGCAGGTATTCAAGTAGCTGAACCGGCACCAGGTGCTAACGAATTACGCGCACATTCCTTAGTTGAATTAGCACGTGAAGCATTACAACGTGAAGGCCTTCGTGCTAACTTTGGCGATAATTTGGAATTGGCTCGTGAAGCTATTAACTCCACATCCACATTCCCTGCTATCATGTCTAACTTGGCAAATAAATCCGTAATGAACGGCTTTAACGAAGCAGAAACTACGTACCAATTATGGGCGGGTAAAGGCTCCAACCGCGACTTCAAAGAAGCTACACGCGTAGCGTTGTCTGAAGCAGGCGACTTGGAATTAGTTCCAGAAGGTAGCCAATTCAAAGCTATGACATTCAAGGAAGCTTCCGCACGAACTAAAGTCGCTACTTACGGCAAGTTATTCAGCTTAACTCGTCAAGCTATCATCAACGATGACCTTGGTATGTTCTCCGCTATCGCAACTCGTTTTGGCTCCGCGGCTAAACGTTTGGTTAACAAAATGGTATACGCACAATTGACAGGTAACGTAGAAATGGAAGATGGCGTTACATTGTTTAATAGCAAACACGGTAACGTTGCATCCACAGGCGAAGCTTTATCTGTCAAAGCTATTGCTAAAGCAGTAACTGCTATGCGCCGTCAAAAGGGTATCCAAGGCACTGCAACACTTAACATCACACCTAAATACTTAATCGTTCCACCTGAACTTGAAATGGTGGCATACCAACTCATGAACTCCACTGCAGACGTGGCAGGTGTTAACTCCGGTGTGGTTAACCCATACAAGGGTCGATTCACTGTTATCGCTGACGCAGAAATCACTGACCCAGATGCATGGTACTTAGTAGCAGATGCAACTCAACACGATACTATTGAAACTACATTCTTGAACGGTGTAGAAGCTCCACGCTTAGAAACTCGTCAAGGCTTCGATGTAGATGGTATCGAATATAAAGTTGCATTGGACGTAGGCGTACGTGCACTTGACTTCCGTGGATTGTATAAAAACGCTGGTAAATAATTAGGGGGTAACGATATATGATGACACAATTCGTACAAGAAACTGACCGCATTGACATTACTGCAACTGCAGAAGTCAAAGCCGGTAATATCGTAGAAGCAGGCGCACTTCACGGTGTGGCTATCACAGATTTAAAAGTCGGTGAAGTCGGTGCCATTAAAGTAACCGGCGTATTCAAAGTAACAGCTAATAAAACTGATACTTTTGCAGTCGGCGACGTAGTTAACTTTGATACAGACAAAGCTGTTAAAACTGGTGGTAAACCATTAGGCATCGCAGTAGCGCCTAAAACTGCTGCGCAAGATACTGTTACCGTTATGCTAGTGCAATCTGTTAAAGTTGGCGCGTAGGCAATAGCTATATTATGAGGATAACGGGGGCCACATGCCCCCGTTAAACCTATGAGGTACAAATATGTATACATACGATGAAAACGTCCTCCTGGAGGCATTTGGCGAGAAAATCACATATGAAGGTAAGGCCATCAAGGCGAGCGTGGAAGTCGGTGAGTACGATGGTAAGGGTTCAGGATTCGTAACTGGATTAGCTGATAAGGCTAAGATTTGGGTACGAACCAAAGATATACCGCTACCTAAGACGAAGGATGAAATCTACATCCACGGCAAGAAGTGGTATGTGGATCATATCTCCGATAGTGACGATAAGATGCACTGCCTAGAAATCGTGGCCAACGTAAGGACGGTGAGACCATGAGTAATGAGCCTATCACTATTAATGATGGGGCTACACCATATCTTGAATTTATCGCTAAAACGAAACCAGACTGGATGCGTAAGGCGATGAAGTCGATGGGGTTCATGATGTCCAAGGCTATCAAGGAGGGTATCAAATCTGGAGCGCCAGGCGGTAAGAAATACGCCAGTTTCATGCCACCGGCTATGAGGGCACAACTCGAAGCAGCATTCGGCGCCAAAGTTAGAAGAGCCTACAGAAAAGGCGGAAAAGCAGACCGTGAAGGTTGGACACATAAGTCTCGCGATGAACTTATCGCGGGCGGTGTAAAAGCCGGCACAGTTGGATACACGCCACTCGGCAAAATGTACCGAGCCGTAGGGTACCAGTACGACGCTAAGTCTGAATCGGTCAAAGTTGGATGGTTATCTAATTCAGCTAAGAAATTAGGGGAACAGATAGAGAAGGGCTATACCAAGGAAATAACAGAGAACATGCGTAAGAAATTATTTGCGCATGGGTTCCAGTTGGCCAATGGGAAAACGACCTTCACCATTAAACCTCGTGAAACCTTCGGGCCAATGAGAACCGCGCTTCAGCCAAAACTCGTACCATTCCTTGAAAAGAAAATCGGTGAGTACGCACTCGGTAATACCTCATGGGGCTCCAGTAATCGAGTATACAAAGTGAGGTAGCTATGCAAACAATTCCACTCGCAGTGATTGCGAATCGTTGGGTTGAGGCTATTAAGGACAATGATCATATCAATGAGTTCTGTAAGGCGAAGTACGGAAAGGACCTATCCATATTTGTAGGGTATGACGATGCAGGGGCTCCTCTTGAGGAGGATTGCCCATGCGTAATCGTCCTTATGGATAGTAAGTCCGAAGGGCTTGCGGATTCCTATTCGTATACACTCCAACTCGTATGGGGCGTACATAGGAAGGAAGCGGAGCGTAATGGCCGTGTCATTACCTATACAGGGGCCTTTGAAACCGATGAACTTGGCCAGCTACTCATTGAATGTATTATGGCCGTCAACCCTAATTATCCAGTCATTAACATTGACTATGAAACGGATAATGTATCGTGGCGCCCTGTGTATCCAGGCAAGGCCACATTCACAATAGAAATACCGCACGTAATCGGCGGTCACGTTGAATATTAATAGGAGGATAACATGGCAGTAGCTAAACGTGCGCAAGGCGCACAATCCAAATTAACAATGGCTTTTGAGACTGACTTTGGCGTTACACCGTCCACCGGTGGCGTGGTTATGCCAATCATTAGCTCCTCGTTAAAAGCAAGTCAAAATCTAAATGATTCTAATGTAATTCGCGGTACGCGAAATCCAGCTGCGCCTAGCCGTGGTAACATCGATGCATCCGGCAGTATTACACCACCGGTCGATGTAATCGGATTCGGCTATTGGTTGAAATTAGCGTTCGGTGCACCTACTTCCACAGCCGGTGCAGGTTCCGCGCATAAGCATGTGTTCAAAATCGGTCCGGATATGCCATCCGCTACATTCGAGCAAGGCTATAAGGATATTAGTACATATCAACAATTCAGCGGTGTACGCATGAATAAGATGGCGCTTAACTTTGGTGGTGACTCCGAGTTAACAGCCACTATCGACGTAATGGGATGTAAGGAAACAATGGCGGCGGTGCCATTCGATACGGCACCTACTCAAATTGCATTTACTCCATTTGAAAACCTAGAAGCCACAATCAAAGAAGGTGGAGTGACAGTTGCTAACGTATTGTCCCTAAGTCTTAACATTGATTTCGGCTTAGATGGTGATTCCTACGCTATCGGTAATAAAGGGTTCCGTACCTATATTGATACAGGTATTGTCGGCGTATCCGGCACCTTGAAAGCGTTCTTCCAAAACATGGACTTATTGAACAAAGCCGTAAATGGTACAGAATCTAGCCTTGAATTGACACTTACCAAAGGTACTAACTCCTTGGTTATCAAATTACCAGAATTGATTTACGAACGTAACTCCCCAGGTATCGATGGTCCTAAAGGCGTTAACATCGAAATGCCATTTAAAGCATACTACGGCGATGATGCTGAGGCGTCTGCCGTGCTATTCGAATTAACTAATACACAAGCAGCATATTAATAGGAGGTAATTATGAAGATTCAAGGTAAGGAACTAAAAGCAAGAGCCCTCACATGGTCTGAACGTGAACTGTTGATTAAAGCAGGATTGGACTTCGTATATTGTCCGGTCGAAGAAGATGATCAACTAGCAGGTATCATTCGTAGCCGTGACATTATGCGGTTCATCTTGATGGATGTATATGGCCTCAGTGATGAGGACCTTAATACTGTATCTGATAAGGAAGCTATGGACTTTGCAGGCAAAGTTATCACCGCTACATTTCAGGTACAAGACGATACAGAAAAAAACTAAAAGAGGTGTGGGGGTGGATGTCCTCTGACCGTCCGAAGTATTGCCAAGGGTGTAGGGAGTTACAATCCGCCACCCGGCAGTCCTTCGACTGTTCTGAGTGTGAGTACAATCCTCCGCACCTATTATTTGGTACAAAATTGGCTATGAAACTGTATACCCTATCACGCAGTCAACGCATATATCACACAGGAGGGCTAGCAGGATTTGATTATCCGGCCATCCGCACAGTTGCGGAAATGAATAATATCAACCTTGGTCCGATGCTATTCAACCTCATGTGGATATTAGAGGGATTAGAAATGGAGGCGATGAATAAGGATGTCGAATAATGTAGTAGATATCGTAGTGCAACTGACCGATAAGAATACGCAAGCCGGTTTAGAGAAAATCGCAGCCGCCTCTAAGGGTACAGTTGCAGAGCTAGCAAAGTTAAAAACAGAAATGTTGACCATTGGAGCTGGTGCGGGTATCACCGGTCTAGGGTCAAAGCTTGCCAAAGAGGCACTTGATTGGAATTTATCAGTTAAGAAAATGCAGTCCTTAACAGGTGCCACTGCTGAGCAGGCTAGTACATTTATATCCGTGGCCAACTATATGGGCGTAGCTACCGACGTAAGCACTACGGCGTTTGCTAAGTTCGCGAAAGCCGTATCAAACGCTCAAGATAAAATGCAAACAGCCTCCGCAGAGGGGAAGCTTGCGACCGATATGTTCAGTCGGTTAGGGATTAGTATTGATCAGATTCAAGGGAAGAACACTCTTGAAGTATTCCAGATTATCCAAGAACGCTTAAGAGGCATGAAGGACGGCGCGGAAAAGACTCGCGTCGAAATGGAATTGTTCGGTAAGACTGGGTACCAACTCCATGGCATGTTGAATATGTCTGCAGAGGCGATGAAGCAAGTCGAGGACCGAGCACGTGCCATGGGCCTTATTATTGACGATGAAGCAGCTAAGAAATCGGCGCAGTTTAATCGTCAATTAAAGGACATGGAACAAACCGGTAAGCGTTTGGCCATCATGATTGGCCAAGAGTTGTTGCCAGTGATTATGGACTACACGCAATGGGCTATCGACTTAACAAAGTCCTATAGTAGTATGGCCTCCGAACAAAAGGAAGCTATCTCGGGGGTAGTGAAATTTAGTTTTGAAGCTGGTATCGCTGTTACTGTAATTCAGTCCGTAACGACGGCATTGAAATTCATGAGACTTGCTACATTAGCGGCTGCAGGACCTTGGGTGTCATTGGCGACTGTGGTTGGCCTAGCTACCAAAGGCGTATACGAATATATCTATGCGAGTAAAATTGCGGACAGTGATTTGGGGGTTACTACAGCCGGAGGGCTGAAAGCGCATATCAATACCAACGAACCATCACATAATCTTAGTGAAGCCTACATGGCAAACCACGACGAACGGTACTGGGTTGAAGATAGTTCATTCTTCGGGCTTTTTAAAAATGACCGCCTAGCCACTAAGGAGGAAGGCGCTCAAATTGACGCAGCTATGAAAGCTAAGGAAGAGGCTGATGCGGCGAAGAAGAAAGCGGAAGAGGAACAGGCCAAGTTAGACCAGGAAATCGAGAATGCTAAGAACGGCTTATCGAATAACGAGGCCATTAATAAGGCTAATGAGGAAGCGGGCAAAGCGGCGAAGGCCCAAGAAGCTGCAGCTAAGAAAGCGGAACAAGCGGCTGAAAAATTAGCTAGCTCCGTGGAACGTCTTAACGACATGATTCGAAGTCTAACTCTCCAATCGTTGGAGATTGACGGTAGTCAGTACGAGATCGATAAGCTCAACGCTAAGAATCAATACGAATCGAACAATAAGAACATTAGAGATATTATTCGTTCCGCAGCGGGGCTTAATATCGTAGGTGGTGGAAGTGGTGAAGCTTCCGGTGTATTAGCTGCAGCTAATGCTCAACTTGGCAAGGCCTACTCACTAGGCGCCGATGGTACCTGGGCTACGGATTGTGGCAAGTTGTTCGCTGATTCCGTTAAGGAAACTTTCGGAAAGGACGTACCCCGTTATGTTCCTTCCATTATGGACGCGGCAGCCGCTGCGGGCGCATGGCATCCGGCTGGTGATGGATATACACCTCAAGCAGGCGATGGCGTCGTAGTCCTTGGTGATAATCACATCGTAATCTCCGATGGTAACGGCGGATACACTGGTGCTAATTCTAGTACAGGGGTAGTTGCTAAGCAGTCTGTTGAAGGTGATTTCGGGGCGGTTACAGGGTATGTCGATACTGCTAAATTGGTAGGCACATCTGCAAGCGTATCGGCTTCTACAGATGCCCTTAAGAACGCTAACGCGCAAGCGCTGGCCAACTCCAACCTAGTGGCCGAGGCAAGGGCCAAGAACGAAGAAGTATATCAAAAGAAACTTGCTGAGGCGGAACGGAATCAAACTATCCGCGTTCGCAAGATGAATGAGGATATTACGAAACTTGACCTTGAACGTACGGGCGACCGATTACAACTTATCAAGACTGAGTCCGATGCACAAAAGGCTCAAATTGAGGATAACGTTCGTGAGTATACCAAGGCTGTAGGGGACAAGAAACTCGCTGAGAAGAAGGCAGAGTCGGAACGATTGAAACTCGTAGCCGATACTGAGCAGAAAATCAGAGAACTTGCCTACACACAAACATCTGAAGCATTAGATCATCAGTCTAACCTGGTGAAGCTTGGCCACCTTACACAGGACCAGTCCGACGCCATCTTGGCGGAACAACTGCAAGCCTACATCGACTACTCAAAGGACGAACTAGCTAATGCACAGATGACGGCTACGCAACGTCTACAGATTGAGAAGAACCTAGTTGAGGCCCAACAAAAGCTATGGGAGATGGCAGGGCGTAACTTGAAATCTCGATTGAAGGAAGCAGCGCGTCAATATCAAGAGGAAACAGTGAATTATGCTGACCTTGCGAAGTCGACATTTGACAGTACAATGAGCAATATCAATTCGACCTGGACAAGTAATCTCGAGGCTATGGCCACAGGCACGAAGTCCTTCAGTAAAGGACTTATTAGCATATTCAAGGATATGACGAATAGCATTATTAAGATGATGGTGAACCTATCATTCCAACAATACCTACAGCCTAAGCTACAAGGCTTATTCGGTGGATTGGCTGGAGGCATAGGGAATATTGGCGGAGGTGCTCGTACATTTTCGAGCGGTAGGTCCTTTAGTTCAGCGTTCAGTAGTCGAGGGTTCTCTAAGTTCGCATCCGGCGGGGTAGCGCCTACAGGTATGACATTGGTCGGTGAAAACGGTCCGGAGCTCCTTCAATTCAACGCGTCTCATCGTATCTATAACGCGAGTCAAACTCGTAAGATGCTAGGTGGTAATCAGGGGAATAACGTTACTGTTAACATCATCAACCAATCTGGCCAAGCCCTTGAATCTGAGCAACAAAGCTCGAGATTTGATGGGGAAAATTACATCATCGATGTAATGGTTAAGGCCGTAACAAATAATAAAGGAGGTGCGCGGGATGCAATTAAAGCAGCCGCAGGTTAATCATGGCAACATTTCCAAATATTAGATATCCAATATATCCAATTCAAGAAACTACACCGGATATGACCTATAAGGGCCAAGTGGAGAATATGACGATTATTAGTCGCCGTAAGACTACTAAGGCCTTACGGTCATATAACGTGAATTATAAGGTGCCCACCTCCGAGTACTTACGGCTAAGAGCGTTCTTCGACGAAGTCAACTGCTCGACAGTATTCGACTGGACGAACCCTGAAACGAAGGAAACTATCAAGGTACGATTCAGTGATCAGTTAGACTTCGCAGCGAATGACTACGGCATATGGGTTGGTACCGTGAAATTACAGGAGGCATAACATGTTAACACTTTCAACAGCTTCTATATTGGAGAAAAACAAAATAGACGCCACGGGTGTATGGCTCATGCTCCTTGATATCGAATACAAAGGCGATATCGTCCGACTCGTGTATAACACCGAGGATATTACCTTTCAAGGGAATAAGTACATCGCGTTTCCGTTTAAATTAGCGGACGTCAACCATAACTCGACTGACCTTCCAAATGTTAAATTGTCCGTGTCCAATGTGACACGGACTATCCAACGCCTGGCGGAGGATAATCAAGGGTTCACGGGTGCGAATGTCATTGTCCGCGTAATAAATACAAATATACCGAATGTGTGCGAAGTAGAAGAACACTTTGTTATTACGGGCTCCGTTGCTAATGCTGAATGGATGGAGTTCACACTAGGTACGGATTTTAGTTTTACTCGTCGGTTCCCCTTAGTCCGCATCATGAAGGACTTTTGTCCTTTCAAATTCAAAGGTGTTCAGTGCGGATACAAGGGCACCGAGACCGAGTGTAATAAGACTTTGTCACGATGTCGAGCACTAGGTAATAGCGTTCGATTCGGTGGCGAGCCAACGATTCCACAGGGAGGTCTGTATGCATCTAACAAGTGATATGACTGACATGATTGGTACTCCATTCGAGGAGCTGAAATGTTGGGATGTAGTGGCCGAGGTGTATCGCCGTAACGGTGTTACCCTTCCAAACTACACAGATATTCCTATGGACGAGTGGCAAGAGGTCAAGGAACCTACGGAGGGCAGTGTCCTGGTATTCTCGCTAAAAGGTAAGGAACTTGACCATGTAGGCGTGTATTTAGGTGATGGTCGATTCGTTCACGCTACTAAGCCAAGCGGTGTATGTATCGAACATATTTCTAAATATGTTCCTAGGCTTAAACATATATACGATAGAAAGGAGTAGCCGATGATTAATGTAGTGCTAGTAAGGAATCCGTTTAAACCGGATCAGCATGAAACACAATACCGCCCTTATAAGGCGGATATGCCATTAAGCTTTTATGCTAAACAAGATGGCGACTGGGTGTACTCCATTAATGGCCAAGAGGCTACGCTGGATACCATTGTTAACGATGGTGACTATATTGTGGCCATGCCACAGATTGACGGTAAGTTCTTTGGAATTATTTTAACCATCGGCCTTAGTATCGCAACCGGGGCTATCGCAAGTGGCGCGATATTTGGTATCCAAAGTCTAATATGGCGCACAGTACTCTCCATGGCCATTGGTATGATTGGCAATATGCTTGTCAATAAGTTAACTCAGCCAAAAGCTGACCGGTCTCATACGGACTCAGCACAGGCTAACACGTATGGATGGGGTGGCGCTAAGACTGTAACCGGTCAAGGGTACCCTCTAGCCGTGACATATGGCCGTATGAAAAGCGCGGGGCTCCTCTTATCACGTCACATTATTAGTGATGGCGAAAAGCAGTACCTCAACCTCTTATATTGCGCCGGTGAAGGCGAGTTATCCAAAATCGAGGATATCCGTATCAATGCTAACCCTATTAGTAACTACCAAGATGTGCAAGTGGATATCCGATTAGGCACCAACGACCAAACGGTTATCCCTAATTTTAATGATAACTATGCAGACCAAGTACTCAACTACGAGTTAAAAACCGGATGGAGTACACAACGTGTACAAGGGGACGCGTGCAATGCTATCGAGTTAACTATCAGTTTCCCTAATGGCTTGTATTATTCCAATGATACAGGCGGCATGGATGCTACATCGGTTACTCTTGATGCTGAAATCCGAAAAGTTGGGGAGGACGAGGAGTGGCATAAGTTACCACTCTCCAATCAAAAGGGTATGCAAGCCTTCGTTAAGAAATCCGGAGACGGATGGTCCTTTACTCGTCAAAAGTCTGATGCAGAAATCGCTGAAGGCGACTATAGGGGCAAGGTTACAGAGGCTACTAACACTGCGTTCTATCGTGTCTATCGATTTGATAACCTCGATAAGGCGCAGTATGAAGTCCGTGTTCGGTGTTCCAGTAAGGATGGCAGCTCAATCCGATACAACAATAAGGTGTACTGGAACCAGTTAACGCAGATTATATACGATGACTTCGTACATCCAGGTAAGGCCTTAATTGGTATTAAAGCGTTGGCCACATCTCAGCTGAACGGTTCTGACCCTGAAGTATCCTGGATACAAGAACGCTCCGCCGTGTATGTGTTCAACCCTTATCAACAAAAGTACGAAGTCCAACGCGCGGATAACCCGGCATGGGCGGCGTATGATCTACTTCACATGGCTCGTAAGTTTGGTGATGAGTATGTGGTGTTTGGCCAACCGCATGGACGTATGGATTATGACGCGTTTAAAGCCTGGGCCAATAACTGCGATAAGAACGGATTCACATTCAACTATATCTACGATAGCGCTAGCCGGTTATGGGATGCGCTCAAATATCCGGAAAACGTAGGGCGAGGTAAAGTCATTCCACAGGGAACTAGATTCACCTGTGTTAGCGATTATAAGTCGACACCGGTGCAGTTATTCACGGTGGCCAACATTAAGCAAGGTAGCTTCTCCGAGGAGTTCCAAGGTATCCAAAGCCGTGCTAACTCCGTGGAAATCTCCTTCCTAAATAAGGATAAGGACTACGAACGCGATGTTATCCCCGTGTATGGCGATACCTATGATGAATCGGATACACTTACCAACCCTGCACAAATTGAGCTCATGGGATGTACTAGCCTAGACCAGGCGTTCAATCATGGTAAGCACTATCTACGATGCAATAAGTACGAGGTGCGTACTGTTACTATCGAAGCTTTCACCGACGCCATAGCGTGTACGATAGGGGATATTATTCTTATCCAACATGACGTACCTGAATGGGGCGAAGGTGGCCGAGTAGTAGCTGTTACAGGTAATACCATCACCCTCGATAAGGAAGTATCGGCATTACCTGGCAAGCAGTACCAATTACTAATACGTAACAACGCTACCGATGCGGTGACTACGTTCACAGTACTAAGCGTGATTGGCCGTAACTTAACGGTTAAGGAAACGATTGCAGTCGAACCTGGTAGTGTGTACGCCTTTGGTGAGTTAACCAAAGCAGCTAAACCGTTTAGGGTGCTAGCTATCACGGAAGGCGGTACAGACCTTACTCGCAAGATACAGTGTATGGAATACTATCCAGAAGTATATACGAGTGATGATGGCACGGTTCCAGTTATCGACTATACGTCCGAGGTTGGTAGCGACATCGAGGATATAGGCCTCGTCAGTGATGTATACGGTGCTAATGGCATTATGTACTCACGAATCGCCGTCCGTTGGCAACTGCCTCGTGATGGCAAGATAACCAACGTAGTAGTTAACTATCGGAATGCTAAAAGCGATACATGGAAATATGTGGGGAACTTCCCCGCATCACCTAATAGCACAGAGATATCCGATGTACTATTAGGCGCTACTTACGAGGTTAAGGTGCAAGCGATTAACGATTTAGGGCAACTCACTACTGGGGTTACTAAGGAAATCGTGATTCCTAAGATGCAAGCGCCTGGCGATGTGCAGAACCTACATGTTATTAGTCGCTACAATCTAACCGCCGATAAGAGCGTGTACTATGACCTTCAAGTGATGTTCGAGCCACCGGCTAATCCTGGCAACTTTGATAGCGCTGAGGTGTGGTACAAACTCAAATCTAAGAACGGCCAAGCCGTAACCGGTCAAGATTGGCAGTATGCGGGTAGCAGTAACAGTCAGGTTATTATCAAGGCTTTGGGCCCTGGTGAAGAGTACGAGGTTAAGGCCGTGGCCGTGGATAGGTTTGGTAATCGTTCCGATACAGCCCAGGTAGTTGACGTCGTAGTCAAGGCGATGGACGAAGTACCGGACATGCCTAAGAACTTTACTGTATCATTCAAGGACCACGCCAGCGCATCATGGAACGATGTTCTAAACGCTGACGTGGACTTCTACGAACTACGCACCGATAATGACCCAGGCAAGGATACCAACGCACTACTTGCGAAGGTGAAAGGTACATCGGCTAACTTACCGCTTACGAAACGAAGCGGCACGGTGTACTTGTACGCACGAAGTACGCTGGGTAAATACTCAACTCCGGCAACGTATTCGTATAACTTGCCGCAGTTAGAGGCGCCTACGTTCGAGGTCAAGGACCAACTCGGAGGATTCAGCCTGTACTTTGGGGCGAAGCCACCACAGGCTTACGTTATCCGTTGCCACGTTATTGGCGATGATCGTACGGACGACTTAGAGACAACGTCTAGCATGCTTACGTACTCCAATAAAGCCGGGGTATATCGTGTGCGGTGTGAATATGTCGATGTGTTCGGTAGTAGCTTAGTAACGGAGAAGTCGGTCACGATTAAGGATAGGGTTGATAAGAGCCTACTTGACGCGGAAGCATTAGGGCTAAAAGCTATGGACGAATCAATCCAAGCGATGAGTTCTGAAGTTGGAACGATGAAAACCTCTGTTAATGGGTTCGAATCTAAATTGGTTCAACTTGATAAGGGTATTACCCAAAAGGTAACTGACCTTAATCAGAACCTATCCGGTCAAATTACTACGCTAGCCAATGGTATTGACCTTCAGGTAACACAGGCTATCGGTAATCTGAGTGGTAAGGATATTGTTAGTCGGATTAACTTATCCCCTGAAGGTACTCGAATCGCTGGCAAGTTATTACATGTAACAGGCCAAGCACTGTTCGATAAGAACATCATCACGGAGGGCATGCTCCAAGCTAACTCTGTGAGTGCTGATAAGATACAAGCCCTATCCATTAGTAGTGATAAGCTCCAAGCGGATAGTGTTACCGCTGATAAGTTAAAGGTGAATAGCCTTGACGCTATCACGGCAACGATTGGTACGCTTCGCACTAAGATGAGTGGCGCTCGTGTTGAGATATCCGATAACTTAATTCAAGTATTCGATGATAACAATGTACTGAGAGTGAGGTTAGGGCTATGGGACGACTAATTAAGTGGTTAAAAGAAAAGCTGACTTCGTTATTTAGAAAGAAAGGTGATACTGTGCCAGCTGGAATACAAGTATTTGATAAGAAGGGAACGGAAATTATTTCAATTACGGACCGATTAACTCGCATCGTTGGAGTGAAACGATTTGACACTATTGAAGCTAGCGGTAGTGTAACGTTAAAACTAGCCAAGGGGCAACATATTTGGTATTTCCTTAACGCATACACAGATGATAATGACGTCAATATTATGAACTTTACAAACTTATATGACCTCATAGTAACTGACGATACCATCTCATGGAAGCTTCGCTCTTATGCAGAGCAGTATAAAGGACGGCCATGTAAAATTGCGTTGATATACGGGGTGATGTGATATGAACTATTTTGAAATCAAAAATGCAGACGATATTTTGACAATTAATGATAGCGAATCATGTTTATACCTAAAGTATCGTATTAATTTAAAGAACTTACCTATTCACGACAGGCGGGTAGAATCGGATTCTGATTATTTATATAAAGGTGCCGGCATTGGGTATATTAATTCCTATAACGGTGGTTATTCAGTCGCCGTATATATCCCGATTAGGTTAAGAAAGCCAGATGAGTATTATGCGTATGTTCTATCTAGTAATACTCCACTTAAACATGTACGACTTACGGAAATTCGTAATCAACGACATCCGGATAGAATGGGTCGCTGGACCAATTACTTACAGGTGACATTTGACTGCGATAGCGTTGAGGATATTCGTAAGATTGCGGACTCCATTGAAATCTATGTATATTCTAGCCGTATGCCTAAAACAGGCACCTCCGGCTTAGAGGTATTCGATAAATACGGTACGCCTATATACAACAGTAACCTGCCAACATTACGAATTGCTCAAATTATCCGTAAAACCCTTAACGGCGATTCGCTCCTTAGTAAGGCGGATTATGAAATGGGGACCATTAAATTCCAGGGCATTAAGAAACCCGGCATGTGTTATGTATACCCTATCTTAGCTATCAGTGCCACCACAGGCGGGTATGTCAAGCATTATATCACCTGGAATGGCGATAGCGTGACAATCGATACCAATTATAAGGGAGAAGTAGGGGCTCCTTTAGCCCATCAATCGGTAAAATCTACGCAAGTTCTTATCTGTGAACTCGATGGAACCGAGAACGTTCCTTCAACAGATGAAATGGAAATCTAAGGAGGCCTCTATATGATTGAACAAGACATCACATTATACGCGGGGCAGGACTTCGGTATGACATACGTCGTACCACCTGGCTCCGATATGGACCTAAGTCAATACCAGGCCGTCTGCAAAATTCGTAAACGGCCCTATGATGATATGAAATTAGAGTTAACACCTGTGATACAGTCTAAACAGGTAGGGTTCTTCATCAGCGGAAAGGATTCCGCTAAAGCCCAATTAAAGGGTGGTGATTACCTATATGACGCGTTTATCTACAATGATCACAAGTGGATAAAGTTAGGACAGGGAACCGTAACCATCGTTCCAGATATTTCAATGCATAAATAAGGGGGCATACGATTATGGAAACAAATGAATTAATTTTAAAACTCGATAAGGAAACCACAATTCCACTTATTGAAGGGCTAGGTAAAAGCGCCTATGCTATTGCAGTAGCTCATGGGTTCAGAGGTACTGAACAGGAATGGCTTGACAGTTTAAAAGGCTTACAAGGTCCGCAAGGTGAACCTGGACCGAAAGGCGACCCATTCCGATATGAGGATTTCACACCAGAACAGTTAGAGGCCCTGAAAGGTCCTAAAGGTGATAAAGGCGAGGACGGGAGAGACGGCGCAAGTGCCACAGCCGACAACGCTCATCAACTCTTATTGCAAGGTAACGTATGGTGCGAAAGTGCCAAAATTGACGACGTGCTAACAGCCTTAATTGGAAATGTTGGCAAGCCGTTTCCTAGGATTGAGTTTAAGACTTTGGCCATTCCAAGCGTAATCCAAGGTCAACAAGTGGTATCCGTTACAGGCGAGCCTCATTACAGCGTTAAGGTAGTCGGCAATGATACACCTTTCACGCTTGACAGTACTGGAGCTTGTAACGTGAATATTCCGCCATTAAGTGAAGATGATATTAAACTCACTTATCATAATTTTACAGGCGTAAAAGTAGCGGAGTACACAATTAAAGGCGTAAACGCACTTAATGATAATCCAGATGAAGAATACAAAGAAAATGGTATTGTGTACAAACGCTATGGCGATGTGTTGAAAATGAATATTTCAAATAACACAGTTAGCGGTAACTTTAAAGACAACCCTAAGAATTGGAAAGTTACTCAAAAAGTAATATATGCGAATAAGCCGTCAACACTTAATTTAGGTGATAATTGGAACGCATACGGCCCTTACTTTGTGGAAACACCTGAAAATATTACATTCAAAGGATTTAACAATAACATACGGCTAACAGTCGCTACATCAACACAGGGGACTACAACGATGGTCTTTAATCAGAATACCATTGAATGGGACGCGACTAACCATAGCTACATCAACACAGGGGACTACAACGCTGACCATTTATAATTAACTAACACAGGGGGAACACATGCAAGAATTAACTGATTTCATGGGCGAGGCTTGGCGGACATTGACGGATTCCTTCGTTCTAAAAGCCTTGCGTGTGTCCCCATTACGTAACTATCACACTTAGGGGGAGTGAATGGATATATTGAACGACATTTTAGTTATGCTGATTAGCGGTGTGTCACATGAGCATATTGTCAGTATGGGCGTTATCATCATCTTAACGACAGTATTGCTATTCATTGACGCAGCGCAACGTATTACGACGGAGGTGCTTAGGTATAACAAGGATAATCACAGAAATAATACGCCTATAACTTTACTTACAACGCTCGCATGGTATGGATGGGGTAAGGGCGGATATGTTGACGCGACTACAGGCCTGAAACGTAGGTACCTGATGAGTGAACGCTTACGATCCGATTTGCTAACGAAGTTATGCGTCCAGTACCCCGCGTGGATGGTCTTATCGGTAGTATTTGAATCGCTACCGGATATTCCGATTCCGAATACTGAACTATTCCTGGACCATATCTTTTCATTCCTATTCATGCTAATTCCGTTCTTCTCAGAATGTTGGTCCATTATTGAGAACTTACGTGAAATGGTTGAAGATGACCTCGTCGACTTTGGAAAGGTATTTCATGGCGTACTCGAGATTATCAGAGCATGGAGGGGTAATGGATAAGTTAGCTATCATTAACCGCATCAAGCGGTCATATCAGTCCATCCGAATAGCCGGCATACGTCCAACTGGTGTATTAGCAACGAGGGCTCTAGTCCTCGTCATGCTAGTCCCGATGATACTCGTAGTTGCCCAGTATGTATTATCGACGATTAAAGGCTATGTATCACCTGAAGCGAATCAGCTTATCGATAAGGGTATTCTTATCATTGACCACATATTCGTTCCATCGGTGCTTATGTCCATTGTTGGATTATGTGGCATGTTTATTGACAAGGACCATAACGGGATACCGGATAAGCTAGAGGAGCCTAATACGTTGCCTATGAACAGACCGTGTATTAAGCAATTAGCGGATGATATTAACCATGATGAGAGGGGGAAATAAATGTTTCGACAAATTACAATGGACGAGTTAAAAGACCTAGCGCTAGACGCATATGGCCAAATTGAAAAGGCCTACCTGCATTGGACAGGCGTCAAAGGTGGTAAGCATTTCAAGGATTACCATATCAACATCGATAGAGAAGGCACGATGTGGACAGATATGGAGGCCTTAACAGACTATAAGGAACACACCTACATGCGTAACAGTAACGCCGTAGGCATAGCTATTGAGGCATGTTGGGATGCAGTCAGTGAAAATAATCTAGGTAGTGAACCACCAACAAAAGAACAGTTGGCCACAATGGCACAAATTATGGCCGTGCTCACTATTAACGCTGGTGTACCACTTGACATACAACACCAGATGACACACGCCGAGGCGGCCGATAATAAGGACGGCCTAGACCTCTATTATTTAGATCCGACTGGTTATCCTAACAACACCTACGGTCCAGATTCTAACGTTGACCGATGGGACCTATTAGTGTGCCATGCAGGGGATGAACGATGGAGCGGTGGCGATTGGTTACGTGGTACCGCTCGATGGTGGGGCGCTCAGTGGGGTAGTAATATTTAGGAAGGAGCTACTATGTATGAAACTTTCAAGAACAAAATTATATCTGCGTTTACTTTTAAGCGCGTTATTCTTGGTGTGCTTAGCGTTCTTCTCATCGGTGTCGCATGCAGCCTCATCGGAGGGTACCTCGACACAAGAGCCGACTATCAGCGTACCCGTGAGCAGTTGGAACGAACTCAAAGGGCGCTTGATGCAAGCCGAAAGCTCAATCAACAACTCCGAGAAAGCATTGCAAGAAGCCAACAGCTTAACCGCGACGCAGGGAACAGCATTAACAGAATTGAAGATTATCAACGAAGAACGGACGAAGGAATTGAACGCGCTCAAAGCAATCAACGAGAAACAGGGGAAAGAATTAACGAAAGCCTCCAATCTCTTGACGACGCAAGAAGCGAAATTGAACGAAGCCTCGACGTCATTAGAAGAATTGAAAGAGCAAATCAAACGCAATAAACGAACTGAGCAACGTCTCAAACGGCAACGTGATACATGGGCCGTGGTAAGCGGTGTATTTGGATTAGCAGGTGCAATTCGTCGATGAAATCGAGGTGATCCAATTATCTCCTGATCATGAGCAGGTGGACTCATGGATTGATTTCAAAAGATTATCGAAAGAATGACAAAAGATTAAAAGGGCCTACTAACTTAGAAAATATCTAGGTTAGTAGGCTCTATTTTACTTTTAATTGTAGATGGAAGTATTTGAATGTCTTGCAAATATACTATATAATTGAAATGATAAACGTTTAAAATTTGTTAGATTTTAGAATAGTAGCTCAACCGTGGCTCACCCTAAAATACTATAAGCCTAGCGTTAATCAGTGTTTTAGGACTATAGAAACTATTAAAAGAGGATAATTCCTACAAAAACATACTGTATTTATAAAAGGAGGTCCTATGAAGTTTTCATTTGCTCATA